ATCGGGCGGCCAGTTCTTCGAACAGGCGGAACTCTTAGAAGTCTCGATCGTAACCATTCCAGCAAACGCCGACGCCGTCGCAATAGCCGCAAAGAATATCGGCTTTGACTTGAAGGCATACATCAAAGAACAAATTCAAACGGAGATCAACGCCATGCCAGCGCCAACCGTATCAAAACACATTCTCGATGTCATCGAAGACGAGAACACCGTAACCGTCGTATTTGCCAAGCATGGCGAAGAGATGGAGATGGAAGAGGAAGCCATGAAAGAAGAAGACGAGGAAATGGCTTACAGCGACGAAGACAGCGAAGAGATGAAAGGTTCTCATAAAGAGGAAGAAGACGAGGAGATGAAAGCCCTCGTCAAAGCATTATTAACACACGAAGGAGACTATTAAATGTCTGATATTAAGAGAGCGAAAGAGATAATTGATGGTCTCGTTCGCACCCAAAAATCAAGCGGTGATCGCCTTCAGAACATCGAAAAGCAAATCGATGATCTGAAAACTGCTCAACGCCTGATCGATGAATCAATCCAAGCACCTGCGCCCGTTTATGCGGATGAGAGCGAATTGCGCTCTTTCGTCCGTGAAGATGGATCCGTCCAATGGTCAACAGAAGTTAAGCACTACACAAACGCCCGTGGGCACCGTGTAAGCGTCGAAGAGAGTGGCCTTCTTGACTCTGAGTTTGCCTGTTCAGATTGGCATTCAGAGTTGAAATCAATCGCATCTGATCGACACCTTGCCCGTTTGCTGATGTCTGATCCATACACCCCAAAGCTCGACGCTCGACTTTATCGTCATTTGAAAATGGCCCCTCGTGCCCTTCAGCCAGCGATCACCAAAGCATTCAATGATCAGTCTGGAACCGGTGCGGAGTTCATTCCCGATCAGTTCATCTCAGATCTCTATCAAGAGTTTCAACTTCCAAAGCGATTGCGTGGACTTCTCACCCGTGTTCAAGCGGACAGAAACACCCTATTGATCCCACGCCTCAACCGTGGCGGCCGTCCTTACATCAAGGGCGAGATCACTGTTGATAGCCCCTTGGCACAATACACCACAAGCACCCCCGCAACTGGTCAGAAGACAATCAATATCAAAGGCCTCGCTTCAAGCTATGTTCTCGATGATGCAGCTGTTGAAGATGCGGCTTTGGCTGTTCTTCCGATCTTCTCTCAGCAGATCGCTCAAGATCTTGAGGATGCTTTCGAAGACTGTATGATCAACGGTGACACCGCCGCAACCCATCAAGACGATATCGCCAATTGGAATATCCGTCAGCGTTGGGGATCTGCCGGCCTTGGTGGATCAGCTGATCACCGTCGAGCATTCAACGGTATGAGAGCCGCAGCATTTGATCAAAGCAACACCGCCGCCAAATCTGGCGCTTCTCTTGTTGTCGCTGATCTTCTTGCGGGTATGTCTTCACTCGGTGAGCTTGGCGCCTCAAACCTTGTTATGGTTGTCTCTCCTGAGTTCATGATTGAAAGCCTGATGGCTCTTGACGAAGTTGTAACCATTGATAAGTTCGGCCCCGCTGCTTCTGTTCTCAGTGGTCAGATTGGATCGATCTTCAATGTTCCAATCGTTATGTCTCGTTTCCTCAGCAATGACCTCGCCACAACCGGCCTCTATACTGGTTCAGGCGCTACGACTGGCTTCTTGTTGTTCAACGCTGCGAGCTATTATCTCTATGAACGCCGTGGAATCGTTGTCGAGCAAGATAAGGACATTTCAGCCGGTGCGATTCGCCTTGTTGCGACATATCGAGCTGTCATGGGATCACCTGATCAAAGCACCACTAAGAACACCTTCTTTGGCTTTAATTACTAGGAGAAACCATGATTTATCTTACTTCAAATCTGACACATGCAGCCGGTGACGGCGCAACAGAAACTTATATCACCTTGCCGATTGCGGCTAAGTTGAATTCTGTTCGCCTTTGCCCCGATGTCGCAGTAACCGCAAACAATACCAATTATGTAACCGTTAAGGTTATTGACAATGGAGCGACTGATATCTTTGAGCAAAATACTCAAATTTCAGGCGGTGGAGATCTGACAGCTGGAACACCGATCACCGTTACACTTGACGCCGCAGCGGATTATGATTTCGCAGCTGGTGAAGTTGTGCGCTTGCGTGTCGTTGATTCAGCTTCTGGCGTTGATTGCGCTTTCAGCGTTGTTTATGAGTTCGCACCTGCTCGCTCTGTTTAGGTTCTGATTATGTCTTTGGTATCGCTGTCAACTTTTAAAGAGTACTTGCCAGAGGTGGCAGGTTCTGACAGCGATACCGAGCTTCAGAACATTCTTGATCGTGTGGAAAGTGCGATAGCGGGTTATATCGGCTTTCCACGCTTTCTCTCTTCTGGCAATGTTCAGCCTGTATTGGAAGATCAAACATACACACTGTACATTGACCACTCATTGCCCGATCTGCCTTATGTGCTACCCTTGCCAATCCGGCCGGTGGTTAGCGTGACCTCATGGCACAGCGATATCGATCGCCTTTATGGATCGGATACCCTTGTTCCAAGTGATGAATATGACTTAGACAAGGAGAACGGGCGAATAATAATCAAGAGCACATCAGGCGAAGCCATAGAGCAAGGATATCGGGCAAATAAGGTCGTTGTCGTTGCTGGCTTTGAGAACCCCCCTGATGATCTCGAACATGCTATCTGTGTCTATGGTGCGCACCTACAAAGGGCGAAGAGCAGCCAAGGCAAGAAGAGCACCACCCAAAGAAATGTGACGATCGCATTATCTGATCGAACCATGCCGCAGGAAGTGAAAGACCTAGTCAATCCATATCGGGTTTTTAGGCGGATCCTGTGAGTATTTCCTTTGATGAATTTAATAAAAAATTAGGTTCAATGGAGGGCAGATTGGCCAAGAATATCAATAAGGCCATGAAAGCCAACGCCCTCAGGATGGAAGCGGCGGCGTATATAAACGCTACATCATTTCCACGGGTGATCGATAACCGTTTGAGAGGTTCGATCACGGGAACGGTGATCAACTTCCAAGAAGACGACTATTTGATTTTGAGAGCTGGCGGTATAACGGCACCAAACAGGCCATTTTCGGAGAGTGCCGATGTGGTTTACGCAGCCATTCAAGAATTTGGTGGAAATACAGACATGGAAGGCGGCGCACGATATATCAAACCAAAGTTTTATTTGAAGCGTGCACGGGACAAGATAAAGCCCATCTTTGAAAGGGACTTAAAAGCGGCCGCAGAGGCAACGCTTAAAGGTGAATTGTACTGATGCCACAGTCCCCAATCATAAGGATCGAAGACGCCATTAAAACCACAATAGCCGCCGATTTTTCGAGTGGCTATTCTGGGTTAGACCTCACAAACAAAGTTGTAATTGGTGAGGTTACAGAGCCGCCCACGGTGCCCTATGCAACGATTCAATTCATTGACTTCATAGAGGAGCACGGGCAAACGCTAGGGCGTTACCAAGGAGACGCTGAGTTTAATATTGTTTGTTATTGCGGCGGGTCTTCTGCTCATGTCGATTCACGACGAAAACAAGCGGTGAATTTAGCGTCTGATATTATCAAGTCGATCACCGCAAATAGGCTTCTCGGCTTCACTGATGGCATCGTTGACGATGTCAAATGTTCTTTTCTTGCCCGTGACGGCGACAAATACGGGATCCCAACTGTGGGGATCGCATACATAAGATTGATGGTAACCCGCCAAACGGATCGAGGTGATTAATGGCGACTTGGGCAGACGATGCATTCACTTATCGGATACCAATATCAATCCCCGTTTATACTGGCGGCGGAGCTACAACGGTTGATGTAAATGTGGAAATATCGCCGGATTGGGATGTCTTCTGGAACAACATTCAATCCAACTTTTACGACATCAAAGTTTACACGGCAAACGGTGAAAGTGAGATCGACTATCAAAGGGCAACGGGCGCCAACTACAGCACCAGAACGCTAACCCTACAGCTTGACGATGTGGACATTGATGATCAGTCAAGTACATCTTTGGTTTATCTCTACTTTGGGGATCCCTCAGCAGCCACAGATCCAGAGGCTTCTTTTACTCCTTCTTCACCTGTTGATGGTTACATTTGGATCGGCCGCCCTGTTCGATTGGTCAAGCCTAGCCTGAACAACAGCGGGCGAACAGAGCCCGAGGTGGTATTTACCAAAGAGGAAGGCGAGAAGATCGATATTTGGTTCGATGTCCGGCCCTTATTGGCCTCATATGTGGACCCTTACAATAACCGCCTAGGCTATGAGGCTATTAAGCGAATACAGCCTAAAAGCCTTGATAGCAGCGGCACAGACAGCACGGGCCGATATTCAACCGATGACACATATTTTTTAAACGGTTATGCGAGTGTTAGAGCGATCGGCGGATCAAGCGGCACGGATTACGCCGTGGGTCTTGACATCTACACTACAAACGGGCAAACTTTCAAAGTTAGATGTTTACTAAAAGTTCAAAATCTCTTACCAGCTTCATAGGGGTACAAAATGGCAATTCAATTTGGGCGTAGCGCTTATATCGGCGTAGCAGAAGAATCAACATACGGAACATTGAGCGGCGGATCATTCACAGATATGCGCCTTGTTTCGTGCTCTCTTCAGAAGACAGTGGAAAGGGCACGGAAGACCCATTTAAACCAAGGATCAGCGGGCTTTGTGCGCTCTACCTTTGACGCCTTTAATGTCACCGGTGGAAACATTACTGGCCCGCTTCATTACGCTGGAAACGGTGCGATTTTAAAAGCTGCTTTGGGCGATGTTAGCAGTTCAGCAGGCCCAGCACCAATCACACACACTTTCACAGTATTGCCAAACTTGCCAAGTTTATCAATCAAGTTCTTTCGTGGCCAAGCTCAAAGCGGAAATCCAAGCCGTGAAAACTTCCTTGGTTGCGTGGTCAATACATTGACGATCTCATGTGCCGCAGGTGAAGAGGCGCAATTCAGCGCTGAGATCATTGCGCAAGATGCCACAGCAAGAGCCGGCGACGCCACAGCGGCATCATTTCCGGCCACCGCCTTGTCAGTTCTTCATCATCAATCAAGCGATGTCACATGGAACTCAAGCACCTACACGGCCCGCAGCTTTGAGATCGTGATTGACAACAAGATCGAACGGCGAAACCTGTTAGGCTCTCAGCTGACCAGCGAACCAAATACAAGTGATGTCCGTGAAGTGCGGATGACCGTAACCATGGATCTCGATGACGATCAGATTTACAACGATCAGATTACAACGCCTACCGCTATTGATGCTGATGTCGTTCTAACCATGACCGGAACAGGTAACAATCAAATGGTATTCACAATCTACAATGCAGTAGTCGAAGAATACGCCGACGCTGTGACCACCTTTGGACGGATCGAGCGCACGGTTACATTTCTCGGAACGATCGACACAAGCGGAAACGAGGCGATCAAAATCGAGATGATCAACGACAACGCTGACCCCATCTAACCATGACAACCAAACAAGGAGAAAATAATGTTATCTGTATTGACAGAAATAGCAGAAAAAGCACGATGGAAACTAGACGCATTCGAAGGCAAACTCAAGCTTTCGGGTCGCGTTCTTTCGCCTATAGAGGCACAGGCGGCCGGTATCGCTTCCAAAACTTTGATCAGTCGGATGATGGCGACAATGAAAGAGGACGAAGCGGATCCAATGACCTTCGAGCAGAAGATCGAAAAGATCACAGCTGAAGACATTTTGACATTTGGCGCAATGCAGGATCGGGTTTTATGTCAGGTGGTCGATAAGGCTTCACAGGATGGCGGGGAGACTTGGGAAAAGTTGACCCTCGTTCAGTTTGAGAAGCAACAGAACCCCAAGAAAAATATTCTTTGGGTTGGCATGATCACGCAAGAAGACAAGAACGCCATTTTTGAAGAAGCCATGATGTCAGTAAAGGAGGCCGCCGATCAGGCGGATAACTTTCGAGAGTGACAAAGAATTTATTAACATCGTTGACATCATCGCCCGTAGTTACGGCCGGCTCCCCTCGGAAGTTCTCTCTCTTTCGTGGCAAGAGCTTTTCGTTTGTGTTCGTTGCATCATTGCCCGATCCGAAAGAGCACAGGAAGCAATGAGAAAACGGAAAAAAGATGATATGATTTTTCCAGTTGTATCCGTGATGGATATGATCGATATGGTGTGAAATGGCTACGACAGTTGATTACATTCTGAAGGTCAAAACCGCCGACGCTAAGAAGGGCTTAAATGAGACCGGAAAAGCGGCCGGCGTTGCGAGTAAGGGCCTGTTAGCCGCAGCGGGCTCAATGGCCGCTGTGGTGACCGCTGGCGGGATCCTTGTTGCAGGAATGGCAGCTGTCACCAACTCCATCATAAACGCCGCAAAAGCGGCCGTGGAGTTCTCGCAACAAAGCGCCGATCTTGTGAATGACATCAACGATCTATCCAACCGATCAGCGATAGCCGCAGACACGATCAAAGGGCTTCAATTTGCACTTCAGGCCAGCGGGCAAAACGCCAGTCAAGCCACGCAATTATTAAGCCGTTTTCCGTCTGTGCTTGCTCAGGCTGAAGTTGAAACCAGCAGGGCCGCCCTTGGCTTCAAAAACCTAGGCGTGAAGATAAAAGATGCAAATGGAAATCTCAGACCAGCAAATGATATCTTTTTAGAAACTGCAACAAAGTTGCAATCTATCGAAGATCAAACATTAAGATCTAAAATGGCCTTTGATATTTTTGGACGATCGGCGGGGCCTTTGCTTCAGGCTCTCGGACAGACTGAAGGTTTAAAAGAGTTTGTTGCGTTCACAGAGAAATTTGGCGTTCGTACAGGCCCTAAGGCGAGCGATGCGGCCGCTGATTTTCAAGTTGTGACCGCTGGCCTTGATACGGTGCTCAAGGGCTTAAAATCGACATTTATCGAAACCTTTGGCCCATCGATCACAGACTTGATCATCAAGTTTGGATCTCAGCTGGCTTTTTTACAAAGCCTGATGATCAGTTTGTCCAGCACAATTAGCCTTGTATTCACCGCCGCAATTAATACCGTGGCTATGGTCTTTAATGCGTTTGTAAAAATGATCCCTCAGCTCATAAAAGGCATGGTTCAGGCGATCCCTGTGATTGGCAATTTTGCACGGATTATTTTAGAACTTGCGGAGCCTTTGGCACGGCTCGCCGGTCTTGATAAATTGTTTTCTAATACCTTTGTAAGTTTTTCAAAGAAAATCAATCAGGCAAACGCTGACGCTAAGGATTTTGAAGAACAATTAAAAGCCCTAACCAAAGGCGGATTTAAAGGCTTCAGAATAGGCACAGGCGGCGGAGGTGGCGGAGGTGGCGAAGGCGCACCAACTACAACCGGCGCTGATTTTGGCGGCTTTGTGTCTGGAATTAATGCCGTCGTTGGTGAGCTCGATAATTTGGAAGCTGATCTAACATCTGGAATTAATGACATGATTGCCAGTCTTGAGGGCCTTCCTGAGCTGCTTGAAAAGTCTTTTAGGGTGTCGATTGCGGGCTCAATCACAGAGGCAATTGTGGCCGGTGTTAGCGGTCCATCAGGGTTAATTAACTTGCTTGGCGATGCATTCTCAAAGTTGACCATGGGCCTATCTGGAACGATCGCCGGTGCCATTGGTGGGATCGCTCGACTTGGTGAGAAGTCACCCAAAGAGATCCGACAGGATTTTATGAACTTTGCTAAGGCTTTCGAAAGAGGTCTTAAGATCTTGCCTCGTGTTTTGATTCAAGTGTTACCCCGTTTCGCACTTGCGATCATTACCGGTTTTCTAGATGCGATCATCAAATTGCCGGCAATTATTGCGGATGCATTTGGTGAGGCGTTCGCTAGAATTTGGGAAAGCGTCAAAGAGTTTTTTAAGAGCATTTTTACCCGTGAGGGAAGACAAGAACGAAGGCAAAACAGAAGAGAACGCCGGCGGGCCTTCTTTGCCAATTTAGGCGAATCGTCTCAGTTCTATATGTCAGGCGGGATCATGCAGGCTCAAAGCGGGGCACGGTTCACGGGTCGATCTCGTGGCTTGGCAATGTTACACGAAGGGGAAACCGTTCTTCCTGCGAGCGGAAGAGCCGGCCAAGCTGAACAGCGAATGATGAATCAGGCTGGCAATGGTGGCGGGATCAATATCGTGATCAATAGCGCCGTCGTTGAAAACCGTGCGATTGATGAATTGGTTAGGAAACTAGAAACAAGATTTGGGCGTTTTGGCGTCGGAAAGTCTACACTGTTCGGGCGGTAACATGGGCAACGCTAAATTTTTCTATTATCCAAAGCCAAGCATAACCTCATATTTAGAAACGATTGATCTGGGTGAACCTTTGGCGGAGCTGTTCA